AGGGTTAGATGTTTCTGAAGCGGGTGCAGTATTCGACAACGCAGCAACGAATTGATCGCTCTCTAAGTCCATATTATGAACCATGTTTAAAACTGCATCGTTTACCTTGTTGAAGGATGCCATGTGAGGAACTCCGTAAATTAAAGCATATGCAAGCGCATTCTAGCGCATTTGCGGTTATTTGCAAAGACTAGGTTGGCGGTGCTGGCCATGTTGGGTTTGCAGGGTCAGTTGTGTTAGACGGCAAATCACGCAAAGCCTGTCGATAAGTACGCCATGATGCCTTTTGGTCATCAGTTAAAGGCGCATCTGGCATTTGCGTCCAATCGGTAGATTTGAGCTTGGTATTTCTATCAATGCGCAATTTACCCCAATCAAAATCACTCATTTCTTCACCTCTAGCGCAAATAAACCATATACGATGCCTATGACAGACGATGTATTGCCGCTGTTTGCAGTTATGCGAACCCCTACAGTATTTGTCCCCGCTGTTGCTGTAATCCGCATCATGTAGGCACTAGGTAATCCAAAGAAGTCTTGCACGGGTGCATTTGTAACGGCACCTATTCCAGATACTACACTGCCACCTCGTAGAATACTTAGATCGACCAAATCACCAGCCGTGGATGAACCCGCCGTCCAGTTGAAAAGAATGACCAATTCTGATCCACTGTCACAATTTGTAATTGATGCCGTTACGTCTTTTGTGCTGCCAGCGGTCAGGGTAAACGAACTTTGCCCACTTGTGCCAGCCTTTGTTACTGAATTTGCTGCAAGTTGTGTTGTATCAACGCCACCCGATTTGATAATCAGGTTGCCCGAACCGTCACTGTCCAAGGTTACGTTATCAATTTGGATTTGGCTTGCTGTCAGGGTTCCGCGTATCGCTGCCGAACCAAATTCAGCAAATCCAGTGTCGCGTTCTATTTTCCAGCCTGATGTATCAGCAACATAGTTGTCGCTTTCAAGGTCAGCGGCTACCTGTATTGCACCAGTTGGCGTAGTAAATACTATTGTTTGTGCGGATGTTACCCCATCAATCGTGACTGTAAACGCTGATGACCATTCCTTAATTGATGTATCTGTTATATCAATTTGCGGCTGCGTTAATGCCCAACCTGACGTTAGACCGCTGAATGATGCCGTTGATACATTATAGCTAGTAGCAGATGGTGTACCAGGTGCAGATGATTGAATTGTTTGATAATATACGCGACCAGAAATAACTGTATCACCCGTATCACCATCCGCACCATCAGTTCCGTTTGTCCCATTCGTTCCGTCCACACCATCTTGCGGATCAGCTTCAGTTGTTACAGCACCAGTGCCAGTAGAAAAGTCAGACGCATTGCCCGTAAAATCTACTGCTTTAAGGAAGTAATACCGTGTTGTGTTTTGCGCTAGACCACCATGCACAAATTCGGTTGCGGCTGTTGTACCTAATAAAGTTGCGCCCGTAGATGTATTGCTGGTGTTTACATAAACCTGAATTTCTTTCAGATCATCATCAGTTGGATTTGTCCAAGATATAAAGTTAGATCGATACCCGCCAGAACCGCTAACTGAAGTAGGTACAGCGGGTGCATCTGTATCCGCATCAGCGGTAAATGTGGCTGATGCAACTTGCCCCACATAGCCACTGTCCGTAACGGCGGCAACGACAAATGTATAACTATCACCATCAACAAGAAAATCTGTCTCGAAAGAATTTGTGTCTGTAGTGCTTTTATTAAAGATACCTGTTGCGTTGTTTTTATATCCTACAAGATAATGACTAAGGAAAACATTATCAGGCGCATCCCAAGTCAGTGTAGCAGTAACGGTGTGCGTTCCATCAGTCGCTATGTTTGTATTTTGTGGGGTGGTAACGGCTAAGTTTGTAATGCCCAAACTTGCGCGTGGATCAGGCAGTGTGCTGCCGTTGCTTGTGATTTCGCTTTCTTCTGCCGACCAGCTAAATGCCGCTGATGATGTTTCGCGCAACGTCAACGCAACGCGCAAATCACCCGCATCACCATCATTTTTGAACTTCCAGCCAACAACTTCAAATTCTTTTGACGACCATCCGTAGCGATCAATAGTTAAAGCGATAATATCGCCGCACTCAACTTCAAACGCCTCTAGGCTAAAATCTGCCGTAAATGTCATTTGCTCACGGCCACGGAACAACGTCATCTTTGCTAAACGCTGCGCCATAGCTGATGATGTTGTTAGCGGCAAGGTCAAGTCTAATGCGCTTTCTACATCGCTATCATCGCTGATGAATGTTTCTGATCGTATTTCTGGATAGTCAGCCTGAAGATAACGATTTTCAGCGTCAATAAATGTGCCACGAACGATGTTGAAGTTGTCGCGCCTCGAATGCTTGGTTTGTAAATTAATTTCACTACGCAAGTCATCGAGTGTAAAAGTTTTGACAGGCGAAACGTAATCGCCGACCTTTAGATGCCATAGGCCAGCACCCCAAAACAGTGTGCCAGCACAAGCAGTCATCATGTCGCCCAAAATGTCAGATGGTGATCTGTCTAGGCTTATAACCCCGTTAATTTCATAACGCTTTTCTGTTAATGAACTGCCGCGCACCGCTGTACCAGTTCCACTGCCTACGCCAGTTGCCGTAAATGTAACCCCCACTGTATTTGCGCTTGCGCCTATAGCGGTAAAATCTGTCGTTCCAACAGTTTTAATCGTATAATCTTTGCCGACAACAAAAGACCCGGCATCAATTGCGGCTAAATTTACAGTTTCATCGCATACATCTGCCGCAACATCAAAAGATGCACTTGCGGCATCATCTGTATCGCCGTCATTATCCAAGCCATAGGTTGAAGTAATGTAATCACGAACACACAAGGCAGCATTTGCACTATAACTTGTGGAACTGTCACGCGGATCATAAACCTTCTTGCCTTCTACTTCAGCGGTGATTAATGGGATGCCGTCTGAAAATACATTGGTGTCATATTCTAGGCGAACATAAAGGCAAGCAATGCCTTCCCCTTTAAAGTCATTATATGGTGAAGCTGGTGCAACGCCGTCAATTTCAAAATCTGGTGTCTCAATATTGCTAGTTGTTTCTAATTGGCGCAAAACTGATGCTATATTTTGACTATCTGTACCTAAAAATTTATAGATGTATATTTTTCTATTGCCATCACTATCTGACCACCTATCCCCATAAACATAACCTTGTTGGCCTTGAATGACCTCAACTGCTTGCGGTGAAGATGCGGCGGCTAATTGTACTTCTTCATCATTGATGAATACTGTATCAATTAAATTAACTTCATGGCCAGCAAGCGTAATAATCTGATGTAGATATTTATTTTTTGAGCCTGTGGTTTCTGCAAATGTTACATATCCACCCTTGCGCACCTTGCCATAGACTATTTCTTGTGCCGCTGCCGCTTCACGCGCATTGAATAAAAGGCCGCGCTGACCAAATGTTGGTTTTGGGGCCAAAGCCTTTAACGCCCAAGACGTAACAAGCGATACTGCAATATAGCCAACGACACCCGCAACGGTAGTTAATCCAAGGACACCTACTTTAGCATACGCGCCAAGGTTCAATGCATTAAGTATTGCCGTACCAACAGTCGTTGGATCACGCGGTACACGATCCCAATCGTTCCAATCCTTAATTGTAAGATCGCCTAGCTTGTACTTCATGCTTTAATCCACGCGCTTTTGATAAAGTCTATCTGTTGAGAAATTACACCTTTATCGCCAAGAAAGATAGCCTTTGTACCTATCGCAATACCTAACGCATCACCGATTACCCACCGCCTTACACGATCAGTTGTCACCAAAGCACCCTTCGGCGGTATTCTGTCTATGCGCTTCATCTTGCGGTCAATAGCTTCATCTAGCGTCTTCGCCTGAAATACCTTTCGCAATTCATCACGCTTCAAGTACAGCCCGTTTTCAGTGTATTTACCTACCCAATCGTCTGCCCAACCTTCACCATACATAGCGTGATAGGCATTATTGGTGAACATAAAGCAGTCGTTTGTGTGCCACTGGAACGGCACATCACGCACCTTGCGGATGTATTCATTCAGTGCATCAAAGTCAGGCTTCATTCCTGCCCCAAGGTATCTGCCTGTCTTGTAGCCCCTGCACCCAATCGAAAAATGCATCAATCGGAGGATCGCCATTATACCCATCATCCACCCATTTACGCTTGCGTACTTGTTTATGACTTTCTGACGTATAGCGACGAACATTTGCACGTTCTAAAGTAATCAAACGGCTTTCTACAGTTAAGCTAATATTTGACGTTTCACCACTGTCTTGTATCGTCATTTGATCCATGTATCCGCGAAACACTTCAACAGTATTGCTGCCAACGCCCCAGTAAATTGTAACAGTGCGCCCCTGATATTCTTCAGTTAGTGCATAGGTAACGATAGTGCTGTCTAATCCACTTAGGCTTAAAGTCGTGCCTTTTGATGATAAATCTGCGGCTTCTTCTAGCCCGTCAATGGTTAATAGGCTGCCGCTGCCAGTGTATGTTTGGCTGTTAATTGTCTTATTGCCGTACCCTGTCCATAAACGCACGTTTGCCGTTTCAAACGCCAGATCAATTGCGTAAAACGGTTCAATATCTGTAAGCGGTTCGTTTTGATCCCCGTCTTTATGTAGGGCATTGAGTAATGCCGCTGGAACTGTTCTACTCATATCGCTTCAAATGCTCCGAATGTTAGACCATAAATGCTGGCCTCGTTGACCGACCAGTTTTGCTGATTGCTTGCTAACCTAAACTTGCCAGTTGTGTTTACGATATTCACACCCGCGCTAGACTTGTTCGCGCGTAGAGCGGGCCAGATTTCCACATCTTGAGCTGCGCCTGTACCCGTCACATCTTCCAGCACCTTGTGCAATGTGCGGCTAGACGTAGTGCCGATCTGGATGTAATCGCCAGCAAGTAGTGTTTCACCGCTAGTAATTGTTAGCGAAACTGTACGATCACCCGCGCTACCTGTCGCCGCGTTTACATCACTGTTGGTTGATACAGTGCCGCGCGGCGATGTCGCGCTGGGGTCACCAAGGTAGAATGTTCCGTATTGCCCGCGCAAGCTAATCAGGAACGCAATCCATTGTTCCGCATCTGCACGTTTCATTGCCGGCAGTGTGATGTCAGCTTGCCAAGTTTCACCGCTGTATGCGTGTGCCTGACCCGCAAAGGTAAATGGTGACTGACTGTAAGCCACGGCGTTGATCGCGCGTAACTCAATCTGCGCAATGCCTGTGTGTGACGGCAGGGTTAAAGGGTAAGTGATAGCCATTATGCAAACGCCCTTCCATATGAACCGCCACGCCGTTTCGCATCTGCGACTGCCGCTTTCGCGCTCTCCGCAATCTGTGGCATCAGTGACTTGATTTCAGTGCGCACAGTTTGTTGTACGCCTGTTGATACGTTGATAGTTTGGTTGACGACAACACCGCCGCCGCCCGCCATCTTGTCGTTAGGCACGATAGAGCCAGTGCGTGACGGCACAAACAATTCTGGCCCACGTTCGCCCACAATATAAGGGTTTCCGCGCTGTACGGGGCCACCAATGGCCTTCATGGATGTTCCTAGTATTGGAAACTTTGCGGTTAGTGCGTCACTGATGAAACCGGTGATGCGTTTGACAAAAAAGATACGATACAACTCTTTTATGATATCACGCGCCATTTCACGAAAGGCATCTTTGGCCTTCTTTGTTCCATCAAACATAGACATAAAGGCATCACCAAACTTGTCGCCCATCATTCCGGCAATAGTTTGCACTTTTTCACCAATACCATCGGCAGCATCTTCGCCAGCTACTTTGACGCGCTTGAAATATGAAAATAAGTCGATCTTTGGGATATTGGCAAGTTCGTCTTTCAGATTTGTTACGCTATCAAATGGCTTGTCTAAATCAGAACGGATCATTGCTATTTCCGGCCCGATACCTAACATTTCGTGCTGTATGCCTTCCAATGTGTCTTTAAGTTTGCCAAAGCTATCTTCACCAATGTCATCTGGGAAATCCACGCCAAACTTTTTCAGTTCTGCACTTAATGCTGTAGTTGCATCCCTAAAACGCCCAACAATGCCCACAAGCATTTCGTAGAACTTCTTTCTAATGTTCAGCGTCATATATGTAAAGTTTAGTTCAAATATATTTA